CCCGCCCAGCAGATTGCCCATGCCACCACCGGCCATGCCCGGAGCCGCAGCCGCAGCGGCGCTGCCGATCATGCTGCCGCCCCCCAAGCCCAGCGACATGATGATGCGGTTCTTCGCCGCCGTTGCGATCATCTCTGCCAGCCATCCCTTGAACATGTCGCCGATGCTACCCAGCGTGCCCTTGAACCCGTTGAACAGCCCATCGGTCAGGCTGTCGACCAGCCCGCCCACCAGCGGCAGGCTGTCGGCAAACTGCACATTCAGCTGCCGCATCGCCGCAGCCATCTGCCCCTCGCTCAGTCGACCCTGCAGCTGCAGTAGATCGCCCATCTCACGCTTGTACTTGGCCACAGGGTCCAGCAGGTCCAGCCAGCGCTCGGCTTCCCGGTCCAGCTCCTTGATCAGCTTTTTCGAAGCCGATGCAGCGGCATTGCTGGATTTGGCGGCACCGCGGTTGGCCTCCGTCTGCGTTTCGATCTGCCCCAGCAGCTTTTCCTGCGTTTCGATTTGGGCAATATCGACGCCATACTGTGCCTTCGCTGCGAGAATGGCAGCCCAATCACCCTGCGCCTTGGCAATCTGCGCATCGCGATGCGCCTGCGCCTCAAGCCTGAGACCGGCAACGGTCGCGGCGTTCGCCGCATTCGCCCCCGCGCGCAGGGCATCGAGCTTGGCCTGCAGCACCACCACGCCATTGTCGAGATTGGCAGAAAAACCGGCCGCAGCAGCGATGGCGGCAGCCAGGCCCTTCGCGGCGGCTTCAGCATTGCGCAGCGCAGTCGCCGCATTGTCGGAATTCACCTGTGCATCGAAGGCCGCCAAAGCCGCATCGCGGATACGTTGCGCCAGCAATCCGGACAGCTCATTCTGCTGGATATAGGCTTCGGCTGTTCGCAGCGCTTCCTGACGCTTGAAAGCCTCTACCTCCGCGCTGTCCGCCCCATGCAAGGCGATGATCTGCGCCAGATCGGCCTGCTGCCGATACTGCGCCACCATCGAAGACGCGGCCACAAGCTTCTTCTCCCCGGCCACACGCGCCTGCTCCAGCACATTGGCGACTTCAGCGCCGGAAAGAGCGATCATGCCCACTTGCATGGAGATGGCCTGCAACTCCGGCGGAACCTGCGCCAGCGATCCGAAGGTCTGAGTAAAGACAGCACGCAGGGCAGTGGCGGCTTCGATCTGCGCCTGTCCGGGCGCCGCATCCGTCAGCGCCGCAAGAGCATTGGCCACCAGCAGCGCCTGCGCCTCTGTCAACCCAAGCTCACTGCGCATCCGCCCCATGGAAACTTCGAACTGCGAAATATCCGGCACATTGAAGCCGCCAAACCAAACCCCACCAACCGGCGTCGCAAGCCCACGGGCCCGATCCATGTCACTGAGCTGGCGGCTAAATCCACCGAATGTTTCTGTGATCTTTTTCATCGCAGCATCGGCCTTGTTCAGCGCCTCGACTTGCGTGATTTCGGCCAGGAACTGCGAAAGCTCCCCTGCATCTTTGCCAAACAACCCAAACTGTTCGCGCAGATCGGCAGAGGATTTCGCCGCATCATCGCTGTAGCGCTTGTACCGCGCCACGGTGTCCGACAGCTTGCCGATCGCCTGATCCGCAGTTTCGGCCTTCTCGCCAATGTCCAGCAGCATTGGCGCCACCGCCATACCAACAGCGACGAAGGTGCCCAGCAGAGAACCGGCCAGTGCCAACTTGCCGCTGAAGCCCAGCGAGCCTGCCAACTGCGGAAACTGCTGTGCGAAGGCCATCATGATCGACTGGCCGGAGGCCACCTGCACGAAGAAATCCTGCACCTGAAAGCTGGCATTGGTGATGGCAGGCGTGAACTTGGCCAGCCCGGCAGTGGCATTGGCAACCCCGGGCGCCAGATAGGCCCGCTCGGCCATGGCCATCACCCGGTTCATTTCTTCCTGCTTGATGATGCCCGCAGCAACCGCTGCATTCAGCGTGGTCTGCGCCTGCTCATAGCGCTTGCTGGCGGCATAGACGGGATCAACGGCGGAGCGCAGGCTCTGATAGTTGCCGGTCAGCATGACCACGGTGCGGGCCTGTTCTGCCTGCGCCTGGGCCGCCTGCTGTGCCGCGGCACTGGCAGCCAGCGCCTGTTCGCGCTGTGCCCGCGCCGCCCGTTCCGCCGCCGTTTCCACACCCATGTACAGCCGGGCTGCCTGTTCCAGCACGATATTCGCCGCACGCTGGCTCGCCTCGCCGCTATGCACATAACCTGCCAGCTGCTGCTGGACGGCGGCATACTTCTGCAAGGCAGCAAAAGACGGATCGACCGCAGCCCGCAGCTCGTCAAAAGACCGGGCGCCACCCAGCATGGATTGCCGGATACGGTCACCCGACCGGCCGACCTGCTCCGCCATGCCCAGCGATGTGCGGATGGCAGATTTCGAACGGGTCTCGAACTGCGAAATATCAAGATCCAGCGAAGCGCGCATGGCGCCGGTCGGTTGCACGGACATGGCAATACCTCACAATGCGCGGGCCGGTCAGGGCTGCGCAGACAGGGGCGGTGGATCGGAAAGCTGGCGGCCCTCTCAGGCCGCCTTCGGTTTCGCCGCCTCTGCGGGCGGCATGGCCAGCGGGTCTTTGCCCGCCTCGCGCGCCTCATGATAGCCGCGGCACATGTCGTACAGCAGCTCGCATTCCCAAGGCTCGCTGATCCGCCCGGTCACCCGGGCGAAGGCTTCGATTTCGGGCCAGTCGCGCGCGACATCGGCCAGGCCGTTGCTACAGGTCGGGCCCAGCCGGAACATGGCCTCCAGCAGGTATTCACCCGCATCGAGCCTGGGCAGCCCCAGCGGTTGTTTCAGCCGCCGGAACTGTTTCAGCCAGCTTTCCCCGCCCGTGCCCTTCGGCACCGCATGAAGAAAGCCCCACTGCCGCGCCGCAAGGATCAGGGCTTCACAGCGTTTCCCAGATAATTGCCGCGCTTGGTGGCGTATCCGGTGATCTGTTCCACAAAGCTCACCTCGCCTTGCTGCCCGTTGATCATCTGCAGGTTCAGCAGCCAGTCCAGATCATCCAGCGTCACGGCACGATCACCACGCGCGATGTTTTCAAAGCCCTTGATCAGCGGCTTGGCGCCCTCGACCAGAGCCTGTTGCACACTTTCCAGCGTGCCATCAGCCTCGGTCTTGCCTTCGGCCATCTTGGCCTTCTGCACCGCCCGCAACGCGGCCTGCGCCGAACGGCTTTCCGTGCCGACCACCAGCACGATGCAGGGCTTTTTGCGATCCGTATCCGCAAACAGCAGCTCGCCCGTGACAGGATCCTTCAGCTGCAGGCGGCCAGGGGTTTCAGCGGCAGCGCGGCTGTCAAATTTCGAGAAATCCATCTGTATATCCTTGAGGTTCGGTTCAGGGATGGGCGGCGCCAGGTGAACCACGTCCGGCACCGCCCGGTTGCCCTGCCAGCCGCCCCGTTTCAGGGCGGCATATTCCGGCAGGATGCAAAGTCTGCACATTTATTTACACGCCACACTTGTTCGCGCAGCAGGATTGGTGTATATATTTACACATGAAGGAGGGGCGATGGAGCTGGAGACCAACTCAAGAAAGCTCCTGAAAGTCTTGAAGGAAGCAGGGTTCGAGGAAGTGTCCAAGAAAGGATCACACCTCAAGCTGCGGAAAGGGGATCGCACCGTGATCCTGCCGCATCCGAAGAAGGATCTGCCACTCGGGACGGTCAGAAGCATTTACGAACAGGCCGGGCTTCTTTAGCCCGGCCGACCCATCGCCCCCCAACCCGCATAACCACATGGAAACCGCCATGCGTTACTACACCGCCATCGTTCATCAGGAAGGGAACAGCGCTTTCGGGCTGGCCTTCCCAGATCTTCCCGGCTGCCATGCTGCCGCCGACAGCTGGGCCGACATCTCGACCGCGGCAACCGAGGCGCTTGACCTCTGGTTCGAGGATATGCCGGATGTCGCTCCCGCGCCCCTCGATCAGATCCGCACCAGGACCGATGTGATCGCGGCCCTGGCGGGCGGCGCGGTGCTTCTGCCGGTGCCCTATATTCCGGCAGATACGGCCCCTGAGCGGGTCAATATCTCGCTGGAACGCGGGCTGCTGCGCGCCATCGACGAAACCGCGAAGGCGCGCGGCATGACCAGATCGTCCTTCCTCGCCTCTGCCGCCCGGCGCGAACTGGTCGGCTGACGAGCCCTAAACTCGGGCGCCGCTCAAGCCTCAGGCGCGAATAGTCGCGCTGTTCACGCGAACTTCGCCGGTGAAGCCCTTGTAAGCACTGGATTCGCGGGCAGAGTCGCGCACATTGGCCACCTTGCCGTGGAAATATGCGATCTTGCCATCCGGGTCGGTCACCCGGAACGAGACCTCGGCATTGCCGTTGCTTTGCGCTTTCAGGATGGCCTGGCCAGCGTCGGTATCGTCACGGATCGTGAACGGCACCGCGCCGCCATCCTTGGCGCCGTTGACGTGTTCGACACGGCCTTCCAGCGTTTCGATGGTGATGTCGTTCGACGTGTCGCCAATCTCGCCCCAGGAGACGATCTTGCCGATCGGCACATAGGCCAGCGCGCCGAACCCCGCGGCATCAACGGTGGTGGGTGCGCCGACCACACAAGCAATCGTGGCCCCGATGTAGGAAATGGGTGCAGCCATGGAATTGTCCTTTCTTGACATGCGATCAGGCCCGCCACTGGCGGGGGATGCTGATCAGGATTGCAGGAGGCGCCCGCCCTTTGGCCCTCTGGGCCATCCCACGGGCGTGGCAGGTCAGGCCTTGGGCTTGCTGGCCTTGGCCGGGGTTTCAGCTTCCGGGGCAGCATCGCCGCCCGTGGTGGCGGTGGGCGCCGGATGGACAGCGGCAGGCGCGGCCACGGCTGCGGGCGCATCCTCTGCCGGGTCCGGATCGCGTTCGATCTGCAGCACGCCCGACAGCGCCAGCCCGTTGATCATGGGCCAGTTGTCGCTGCAGTCGATCACGGCATTCGTGGTTTCCAGGGCGGCACCGCGCGGGATCACATGGCGGGTCGGCAGCGAGATTTCACGGGCGGTCAGGTTGATGATCTTGGCCATGGCCTGCCTCACTTGCTCATCAGGATGGCCACAAGGCCGGATCCGGTGATGCTGATCGCGCCCTGCAGATAGGCCGCGATCGTATCCAGCGGGATGTAGCGCACGGCTCCGGCCGGGATCGATCCGACCGAATATCCGCCCGACACATCGACATTGCCGACACCCTGCACCGGCACCACAGTGCCATCAGCACCGTCGATCACGCAGGAAATGGCCCCGGCGGTGGGGTTGCGCAGAATAAGTTCCTGACCGGCGCCGGGAACATAAACGAAGCTGTTGGACGCGGTCAGCGTGGTTTCCACCACGGCCCGCTGCCCCGGCCCCGTCATCAGGGTAGGTGCGATGACTGCCATTGCAGTTTGCCTTTCAGGGGTTGTGGGCCGGTCAGAGCGACCGGAACCAGGTCACACGGAACGACACCAGCACGGTGCCGATCTTCTGTTCACCTTCGCCATTGAGCGTGAAGGTCGTATCCTCGGGCAGGCAGCGAAAGCCCGCCTGAAGAAAGGCAGCAACAATGCAAGCCTCGATCGCGTCTGCATCGGCATCCAGCACATCCTCCAGATCCTCTGCACCCAGACGCTTGACGACGATCTGCAGCAGCGTGGATTTCTCGAAATCCTCCAGCGTCTGCGCCTGGCTGCGCTCTTGCGGCGTCACGACGCCGATCACTGGCAATTCCGATGCCGAGATATTACTCGCCCAAGCCGAAATCATGGTGAGGGCTGACATGCGCACATCAGCTGCAAGCGCGGCACGGGCCATCGCCCGGAAGGCCGGGCGGCTCATTCGAACACCCGTTCCAGCTCGCAGATCACCGCCGCATCGGTGGCGGGCGATCCTGTGGGTTCGAAATTCAGCACGGCATAGCTGCGGCCATTGCCGGGATGGATGCGATCCCCCTTCGCCAGTTCGGGCACCAGATGCTTCTGCACCCGCCAGCTGGGCGAGGTGATCAGCACCGCATGGCCGTCGCCATCCAGCGCTTCGACAGGCTGATCGCGGAAGACCGACAAGACCTCGCGCGCCAACCCATCCTTGGGCTGATAGGTGACAGGCTTGCCGAAGACGCCTGCTACCAGCCCCGCCATGCCGTCGAACAACCCGCTCATAGCGTAAAGGCGGCCGTCAGCCGCACCCGGCCCAGCGTGGCATCCGATGCCGCAACCGCCAGCGCCACCCCCACCAGCTTGTTGGTGCTGTCCGTGGTGGTGCAGACCTTGTTGGTATCATCCCAATAGATCCGCGCACCCACCGCCCAGACCGCGCCGGTGGCCTTGGCCAGATCGTAAACGCCTTCCAGCGCCAGTTCCACCGCCGCTGCCGTGGCTGCGGAATGCACCGCCACACCGAACAGCGACCCGACCAGCACGCCCTGGCCGGATACCACATCATAGGGCGCGGGCACCGAAACCTGCTGCCCCGCCTGAACGTAATTCTTCATGATCCGATCCTTTCGATGATCCGAAACGACGAAGGGCGGCCCTGCGCCGCCCTTTCGTCCGAAAATCCTGTCAGCCCGGGTTATGCGCCGGCGTTCTTGTACCCGCCGCGGAAGTCGATCGCGCCGCAGCCGAAATCATGCTCCAGCGAGAATTTGGTGCCCTGCACCCCGAACGGTTCCTCCATGCGGAAGCGCGGCGCGCTGTAACCTTCCAGCAGGCCCCATTCGAAACAGGGCACTTCGGCGGGCGAAGCGAAGACATACCAGGCATTGCCGGTGATCTTGGCCGTCACCTCCAGCGACAGCGTGCCCGAGAACGGGTTCACATTCCCCGCCTGCTGCGCCTGGATCGGGGCCAGCAGCTGCTGCGCCTCGGTTTCCTTGTCCGGCCCGACCAGCATGATGGCGGCCGACAGTTCCAGTTCCGCCCCGTCCAGCGACTTGCGCTTGCGCAGCGCCGCCCGGGCCAGCGACAGCGAGGTGATATTGATCGCAGCGGCGGCGGCGGCCTTGGTCAGATCGGTGGCGTTGAACACCTGGCGCCCGGTTTCGATCAGCGTGGGGCCATCCGCATTCGCACCGCCCAGCATCATGGAATAGAAGGTGCGATCCTCGAACCGGGCCACGGCAGCGCCACGGTCGTTCAGCACCTGCATGATGCCATCGAGGCTGTCATTCACCAGCAGCTGCCGCGAGAACAGCACCTGCACCCCATAGGCCTTGACCGAGGTTTTTTCTTTCGACTCCCCGAACTTGCCGCTCTGGATTTCGCCGCCTTCAGCGCTCACCGGCTTCAGATCCGGGAAATCACCCACGCGCACCGTGGTGTGATCGCG